ATATCCTTATAGTTGTTTTTCCAGAAAGGTACTGTAATGGTGTATATCTGCCTTTCAAGAGCATATCTTATAAATTTATAGTCTAAATAGGCTTGTGCTGTATCAAAGGTGTTAACAAATGTAGGTGTTAAAAATGATTCTTCAGGTATACGTTCACCGTATAAGGCGACGCTATCGACATCAGTATTTGATAATGTAGCTGTAAAAAAGTTACCATCTATACTAGTTGCACCGCTTTGCGCTAATCGCCTACCGTAAGCTAAATCAATTTTGTTTAAAATATCTTCAATACCAATGGTTTCAATACCACTAAATACACAATCACGCTCTGAAATTTTAGCTACTACTTCTTGTTCTACACCATAAGTCCAGAATGCAAACGTACCATCAAGGTTAGGTATTAATTTAGAATTAGAATTTTCTAAAATTGTTAGCATTAAATCTCTGTAGGTAACTTCACTAGTTTCAACCCCTGCTATCTCTAAAGCTAAACTTTCAGCAGTTGGGAAACGAGTTTCATCGAAGCGTGCAAAACTCTCACCATCTTGTACATAGAAAAGAAGTTTTATTAATTCAAAAGATGTAATTAATAACTTGTCAGGTACACCAGTTATGACACCAGCAGAATCATCAGTTAAACCGTTAGCTATAAATACCCATTCTTTTAAAAACGCAGATGGTTCAGCAGGACCAGTAGAACCAGCACCGAATGAATAAGTAAGTCTAAAGTGAGTTGTAACAAGTGTTCCTAGTTGTCGTTTTGTAAATGGACTATAGTGATAGCCATACAATTTTAAACCAGCGGGATTAGTTGCAGTGATACCAGTGTCTAACCATAATTTGTCATTGTCATCCAAATCCTGTTCCCAAACTAGACGATCAGTGCCAGTGGTTTGAATTTCAAATTGCGTTATCCCATCTAACCCCGTTTCTTCAACCATTAAATAAAGATTCTCTAAACTATTTATATAAACTGGTCCCTCAAAAGAGACAGCGCCCATGTCATAATCAACAGCACCACGTATTAAACCTTGAAAAGATAATTTGCTTTTTGTTGCCACGGCGTTTCTAATTGGTACAAATACAAACGATCCGCTATCATTTACACCATGCCCTAGTGTAAAACGCACATCACCATCAATGCTTAAACCACCGTTGTTTTGCCCTACAGCTTGCACACTTATTTTTGTTAATACGTCAAATTCATAACCGTTTAAATCAACAGGTATCATGTAAGTAAACTTAGTTCCACCAGTAGCGCCAGGAAAACTATTAATAGCAGCGCCTAACTCTTCAAAAACTGGAGTTGCAGAAGTTGCTAAAGTTTGCAGAATTGTTTCCTGATATATGCCATCAGCATCAGTTACAAATGCGTCTTCTGCTATATCCTGAATAGGAAAAAGAGTTGTAGGAGTATCAATCGTAGTACCTACACCAAAATCAGAATTCAAATTATAATCAGTGTAAGTAAGATTTGTCGCGGTTATACTGCTATATGGTATTCCTTTAACCTGAACACTTTCCCCAATTACAATAGCAGCAGTAGAATTAAACGCCTGTTCTTCGTAAACTCTACTTATTAACTCCTCTTCTGGATAACGATTGTTTACAATCTCTAATGATAATGTCTCATCATTAATTAAAAGTGTGAATGTACCGCCTTGAATGTCGATACTGTAATCATAAACCTTACCAATAAATTCAATAGTAAGGTCCGAACTATCACCTAGATCACCACCCTCTAATGAATCTATACTATCAATTCTTCGTCTATTAAATGAGTACAATGATATCGATTGATTAATAAACACCCATCCATCAATAAAATCATACAAACGTCTAACAGCATCATAACTGCCTCTAATAGCATCGATTGTTATTGAGCCAGTTCTATTAGTCGGTAAAACTTCGCCCATATCTTGACCTAGCCCACCGATGGAATTTAGTATTCCCCATATTTCCGGCGATCCAGAGTAAAGCTCGTCAGGTTTATAGAATCTATTTGAAATATGTATTTGTTTTGTAGTAGTAACACCTAGCTCTCGTTTAGCGATATTAATTTCTACTATAAAATGCCCCTCAGTTTTAACTGCCATTACCCTATAATATCCTCTGTGAACGTTGTGGATATTATATTTGTATCACGCCATTGATCGCCCGATGTATCGTTTGATGTTAACCAGCCGAATGCTAAAAGATTTTCTAGCACGTAATGGTCAAACGTATCGGGAGCATAAAGAAATATTGGATAATCGGCTGTAAATTGCTCTATGTTCTGTCTATAAAAATCAAACGTATCATCTGGTATACCATGCCAAGTTAATGCTAGCTCTCGTCTTGCACGACCCGATGAAGTAGAAAACATAGTACCTGCATCAGCTATAAACCCTCTATTATTTCCAGTGTTAACATTATTAGTAAATGAATAACGTGGCGATCTACCGTCAAAATTAAAGAACATGCCAAAATAACATTTCTGTATTAAATGCTGTACAGGTAAGATTGAAATTACTTCTATTCTAAAATACCTATAAAATCCAGATGCAGCGCCAGTAATAATTAAGTCTTCGTCGTGAGTGCCTATAAGGTCAGTTAGTTCAACATTAAAAAAGGAAAATAAAGTATCATCAGAAGCACCAAAATTGTCAGTGCTACCGTGTAGCTCTAGGCTTATAGTAGTAGCGCCTTTGCTTAGTATCATTGATCTGATACCTCTAAAGGCTATGTATTCAGCTTGTGCTGTTAAAGAAGCACCTAAATCGAGAGTTATAAGGGACTCCATCACATCCCCGTCACTTTCCCAATAGACACCAGATGGACCGTGAAACAAATTTTCATGTGGATGGTCTGAAGTTTCAGTGCTAGCAGTGGTTAAAATTGCTTGCCGTGGAATATCATTAAAAGCAAGATTTAAAAGTGTCATATTCTTCTACCTGGTTCTCTATTCTTCCTATCAAAATAGGTTTCAATTTCTCGTTTTATTCGTTTCTCAACACCTAATTCAGCGCCTCTTGCGTCAATTCTTACTGTAACGTCACCGCCAGACGAGTTGGCTGAACGTACTCCCAAATCACCGTTTGATAAGCGTTCCAGAGGCAGGATCGCTTCAGGACCACGTTCAGCCATAGAACCAATATCAAACAATGTAAAGTCACTTACTACACCACCTTTAGCAAACTGCTTTATAGATCCATTGGTAAATATATTCCCCTTAGCATTTTGAGTAGGTGAGACATTTACATTAGCGTCAACATTGATATTTCCTAAGCTATTCTCTATTTGATTTGCAGCACCCTTAGCACTTTTCTCTATCTCTTCAAAAGCTTCAGTGGCGCTATTACTTAAATCAAAAAATGCTTCACCGCCATCTAAAGCAACAGAAGTTATAGTAGTTAAAATTGATGCTATTGTATCAGTAGTAGCAGCTTCTAATTGGTCTATAGATTGAATACCAAAAGCTTTCATTGCATCTAAAAATACTTTAGCTTTTTCAACTGAAATCTTTCCACTTTGAACCATACGATCTACAAGCGCATCAATTGACGCTATACCCTCTTTTTTTGCAGCCGCAGCTAAAGTTTTGATAGCGTCAACAGATTGCATCGTGTCACCGCTTAACTCTACTAAACGTTCTACTGCAACAGCTACGTCATTTGCAGCTATTTCAGCTTGTGCAAATCCTTCACGTATACCGTTCATAGCTATGACATATTCACGGATTGAAATTTCACCTTTTTCTAAAGACTCTAACATTACTGCTTCAAAGTCTTGTATCGGTATTTTTAAGCCACCTATTAACCTACCTAGATTTTCAACACTTCCACCAACATTATCAAAAAGCATTTTTGCTATTTGCCCACCGTGAACATCAGCAAGCCCTGAAAGCTTGGCAAGTGCTAAACCAACACCACTAAAAGCACCATAGGCAGCACCAGCCGCCTCTTCAAATGTACCAGCCCAATCTGCCTCTTTCCATACTCCTTTAGCCGCTAGGTTAAACTCTTTAAATGGTTGCAGTTGTCCTTCCGCATCGAATATCTGGATGTCAGTTTGCTCTAACATCCCATCCATGAATTTTTTAAACTCTTTTCTAGCGGTGGTTTCAAAATGTTCACCACCGAACATGTGCTTTATGCCTTTCCCTACAGCTTTACCGATAATAGGCCCAATTGTACCACCTATTTGCGCGCCTACAGGACCACCAAAAGCAGCTCCAAAACCAGCTCCAGCAGCACCGCCTATGCCCTCAAACGTTGAAACAGTATCTTTACCGATCAAAGCTATACCAGCTAAAATAGCAGGTGCAGCGGCAGCAAACGCGCTACTAGAAGCAGCACCAGCAAACATCCCACCACCAGGATCACCGCTTATAGCTCCAGGGGTAAAATCACCAGATGGAAGTAATGGGCCTGAAACACCTTCAGGACGAGCTGAACCGAATAGGCTACCGCCTAAGCTATCCATGGATATACCACCGCCAGCAATACTAGAAAATAGACCACCTAAGCCGCCTGAACCACCACCACCGCCAGAGCTGTTAATAGCATCAGAAATCTGACTTATAAGCCCTGTTACAGTATCACCAAAACCACCTAAGTTTCCTACAATTCCAGATAACGATTCGTTTACCTTTGCGCCTAAGCCTTCAAAAATTGTATTTAGTAAAGTTGTTTCCGCACTAATTTCTTGTACAGATGATGTAACTTGACTAGCCAGCATGTCGAAAGATTCGGCAGTCTGATCCGTAGCAACTTCAGCAGGTTTAACCATGTTAGCTGTAAGCTTGTCGAATTCATCTTTAATACGTTGAATCATGTCAGGTACAAACGAATTACCGACTACCTTGTCAAACATATCCGCAAAGAATCCAGTTATGGCATCAACACCTTTTCCGAAATCAGTTACTATTTTATTAAACTTTGTTATTAATTCTGTTTTTATTGCGGCAATAAATTCTTGAACTATCTTTAAAGCTTCAGCAAATCTTTCTTTGAATGCATCCCTAAAACGTTGCGTTGCCGCTTCTACATTTTTTATCCACGCATTAATTTCTTCTCTAAATACAATTATTGCAGCTACTACTAAACCAATAGCAACAATAATTAACCCAATTGGAGACAACAGGAAGGCAAGAGCACCAGCAGCAGCAGCTAGCACACCTGTTAACGTTCCTAAAGCCCCTATTATCAGCCCTAGACCAATTAATAAAGGTCCAGCAATAGCAACAATAGCGCCAAAAGCAGCTATTGCTTTCTGTGTTTGCGGATCAAGCTTGCTAAATGCATCAGTAATACTTTTTATTATCTCACCTAGTTTTAAAACAGCAGGTGCTAAAGCTTGTCCTATTACTATTTGTGCCGCATCGACATTGTTTTTTAAAATTGTCATCTGTGCTGCAAATGACTTTAGTTGCTTGTTTGCTACTTCCTCAGTTATACCACCAGCATTTTCTAGTTCTTTTTGGAATTCTCTTAATTGCTCTGAACTACCACCTAACAAACGCATTGATGTTAAAGTGTTACGGTTAAAACCTAACTGGACTTCTAATTGCGCCCGTTGTGCGTCAGTCAAATTCTCAGTAGCTTTTTCGTAGTCACCGATTATGTCAGCTAAATTCTTAAACTTTCCATTAGCATCAAAAACAGCTATTCCAGCTTTTTCAAACGCTTCTGCATTTTTATTTGCTAGAACTGGTAATTGTACTAAGACAGTATTTAAAGCAACGCCAGCGGCTTCACCTTTTAAACCTGCATTTGCAAACACTGATAATGCCGCAGCACCTTCCTCTAAACTTTTATTTGTGCTTTTTAAAGCAGCACCAGCTTTTTGGGTTAGCGATTCACTAAATTGTTCAACACTGGCATTAGCTAACGTATTAGCTTTTACTAATACGTCAGATACTTTTACTAGATCTTTTGTTTCTAATCCTAGCGCACTTTGAGCATCTGTTAACAAGTCTGTTGCAGTTGCTAAATCAAAAGCGCCAGCTTGTGCAAATTGAGCAACAGCAGGTAAAGCCTCTAGGGATTCTTTAGCATCAAGGCCAGCACTAGCTAGAAAGAAAAACGAATCAGCTATTTGTTTTGCACTAAAAGTTGTTTTCTTAGATAACTCAATAGCAGCTTTAACCATGTCTTTTCGCATGGCTTCGGACACTTCCCCCATAATAGAAAGGGATTTTGTCATTGCACTATCAAAGTCACTAAAAGTTTTGATAGCTAAACCACCAAGTAACGCCAAGGGTATTGACACTCTTGAAACTGTTCTACCTAATGAAGTTACATTTTTTGATAATTTTTTAAGATCAGTAGATGCATTTTTAATGCCTTTTGAAAACCCTGAAGTTTTAGCAACTATATTTACTACCAGTTCAGCAACGGCCATTAGTCTATATTCCTTTCGCTCTTTATCTTTTCAACTAGCTCTTTATCTGTAATCTTTTTTCGTGGGAACAACCTTTCAAATGCTTGTTTTATCTTAGCAGGATCAAGCGTTTCTGTCTTATGATTTATCGGTGATTCACCTAAAAGGTCACTCAATAGCGGCTTAGGTCCCCCCTTTTGCCTGTGTACGCCTCTAAATGAGGTATGGAGTGCAGCAACTTGAAAATCTTCTAAATAAATTTTAATCCTATGTTGCTTGCAAAAGTGCGAAAATTGCAAAGGTGTAGTCTCATGCCAGAATTGATGCGGTGTCATATTAAAATGAATTACAGCATAACTTAAATCATCGATCCAGTTTGGTGGTTTTATCGCCTCTTCTTGTTCGTTATCTTTTTTTTAGACACATCCTCTGTTGCGTCTTTCATAGGTACAGCTCTTTCTAAGCTTTCTTGTATAAGTGCTCCGCATTGAGTCATACCAACAAATTCAATATTTACTTTTGCTAATTCAACAGTCCACGGCGTTTTATCTTTCATTGCATCAGACGCAAATCCAGCCCAAAGAACTACAGCCATTTTACTAGCGTTTAAACTGTCCCAATCAAAGTCATTATATACGTTGTATTCTTTGTTACCTGTTTGCTCGATCATGTGTTCTTCGATAGCGCAAAACGCATAATGATTTAAACAGAAATTACGTTCCCTATCACCGCATAACACGGTTATGCTTGGAAAAGCAGCTTGATTACCTTTTGTCATTTTAATGCCTCTTTTAAAACGATTTTAAGTTATATTTTTACGCCCAAGTATATTCCTTAGTTGGTAATATAGTTATAGTCATTTGCGCGTGCGAATCTCTATCATGGTTTATATCAGTGTCTTGTATAATAGCTGCAAATGTAACCGTACTGTTGCTATCATCAGTAAAACCGATTTGATAATTATGTGTTTCACCAGATTCAACTCTAGTTTGATAAAGTAGTATTTGATCAGAATCATCAGCTACAAAGTTAAGCGGTATTGAAAACGCTTTACCTTCTTTAAGCCCTAGTCCAATATGTTCAACCCAACCGTCGGTTGAACTCATATGAGTTACTTCGCTTGTTCTTTGAGTTGTACCAAATCCAGGGATTCCAGCAACTTCAGCCATAGCTGTAAATGCTTCTGGTCCACCACCGTCACCGATTCTAAATTCTACCCCAAATCCAGGATTTGCGTTTGACATTACCATAATTAAAAACTCCCTTTTAGTTTAAGCCCAATTAAATTCCTTAGTAGGTAAAAATGTTACCGTCATTTGCGCGTGTGAATCTCTATCGTGGTTAATGTCGGTATCCTGAATAATAGAAGCAAATGTAACAGAGCTTCCGCTATCATCAGTAAACAAAATTCTATAATTATTTGTTGTGCCATCTTCAACGCGAGTTTGATAGAGCAATACTTGATCAGAATCGTCAGCAACAAAGTTAAGAGGTACTGAAAAAGCTTTACCCTCTTTAAGACCTAAACCAAGTTGTTCAACCCAACCGTCGGTTGAACTCATATGAGTTATTTCGCTTGTTCGTTGAGTTGTACCAAATCCAGGGATTCCAGCGACTTCAGCCATTGAGCTATAAACTTCGTCAACACCACCAGCTAAATTAACAGCCGGAGTTTCTTCAGTTACTACACCTGTACCGTCACCAACGTTCGTTACAGTAACAAGCACGTTACTAGGGTTATCAGCTCTTACAGCGTCTATAACGTCTTGCGCTGTTGCAAGTATAGCTATACCGTCAGCACTTTCTAAAGTTACTGTTATTGCATTTCCTACAGCAGCGGCAGTAGTGGCTGCATTTATTCCAGAAAGAGCTAACTCTATAGTTATTGCATCACCTGATATACCTTGTATGCGTGCTTCCCACGTTATGCCAGAATTACCAGCATCAGTTACAAAGCTAGATTTTGTACCGCCATCGCCAATTTGAAAGCCTACACCGAATCCTGGATTTGCGTTTGACATTACCATAATTAAAAAATCCTTTTAAGGTGTTGGATTAGCTTCACGATGCCAAACCCTAAACCTGATTAATGATCTAAAATTCTTAATTTCTTCCTCGTACATATCCATCTTTGTTTCAAGCTGGACCCCTTTAATTATAACACCTAGATTAACGCCTGAATAGCCTTGAAGTGCAAGTCTTACTTGCTCTATTAGTGCTTTAGCGTCATTAAAAGATATGTCGAACGCATCATATTGAACTCTACCCATAAAAAGACCAGCACACCCCGTAATATCATCAATAGGATCATCAGCTAATACTTGATAAACAATAGCTGGTAATTCTGGATCTTGTGGTAAATGAATCGGATAAATACGCACATCGGCTAATGTTGGTACATTTACCAACACATCACGCAAAGCATTTACCATAGGTGTATAAGGCATTACAAATCTAACCCTTTTAGTTTAGACTTTGGAAGTCGTTTTACTCTTTTGTCAATTTCAGCTCTAACATTAGTTGCAAATTCTAGCACATTTATGCGTGTTGTTTTTCTCAAACCCTCAGATAGAAAAGGTGCAGCAGCAACACTTTTTCCGCTAAATGCTTTATGCCTAGTTGTTATTTTATGGCCGAACTCAATAAAGGGAGCGTAAAAAGCACCATTAGGATCTTTTCTACTTTTACCAGACTTAACACCTACTGTACCTTTAACAAACCCTTTACCATAGCGGCTTGTTCGCCTCATCCTTGCTTTTACATTACGTCTTAATCTTCCAGTATCTACCCTGCTAAATTCACCTAGTAATGCAGCGGATCTATTTTCAGTTGTTTTTAAAGCAGTCTTCATTGCAGCACGTAAAGCGTTTACACCAATATTTCCAGGTAGCTTTTTCAACATGGATTGTAGTGCATCAAGTTGCACCTTATCCATAGTAATTGAAAACCCATTTTGTGTTCCTGGTTGTTGCCTAAAAGCCATCGGATTCTAGCACCTGTCCTAATACGTCAAAATATTCTCTGTTCTTTGTACCACCTGGATTGATGTTTATAATATCAAACATTTGTCCATTATACAGTAAAAAATCTGTAGGTAACAAACTATCAAACCAGCGGATTCTAAATTTATAAACAATAGTAGCCATTTCTCTACCACTCATAAACTTTTCTTGACCACGCATAGGAAGTACGTTACCCCATGCTTTACGGCGTTCAACATAAGTTTTTATTTCTTGGCCGCTATCATCTTGGCTAGTAAGTTCTTCCTGAATACTGATTAGATGCTCTAGCTTTCCGGCTCTGACTTTTCCACTCATAAAATTGTGTCCTAAATACTGTTATAAATTGTGCCGAACTCCACGGGATTTCTACTATAGTGCCGCCAGGTGCAAACATAGAATCTTCTCTAAAGTTCTGGAAGTCACCTACCATTGACGTTAGGGCGTGCCTATATTTTGCAGGAACATCAGTTTCAGCAGCGCCTTCACCTACCGTATAAGTAACTAGCACTGCTTTAGGTCTACTATCGTGGATATCAGACGGCCAGGACTCCCCATCAAGCAAAAAAACCTTTGCAGGGACATCAGAATCAGCAATAGCATATTTTGATGCGTCAAACGTTGTCAGCGCGTTGTCATCGTCATAATATTCTATGGTTAACCCTGATATTGTTTTGGCAGATCGCTCTAATAGGAAATTACGCTCACATGGAAATAAATCAAATGATTGTTCTACTGTCTGATCTATTAAGGCGCGGCTTGTGTATTGCTGAAAAATCTCTATAGCGGCATCTAGTTTTAGCTGTAAAGTGCTATCTTCATCAGTACCGATAACTCTTAAATGTTCTTTTAGTGAATCAAGAGACAATGCAGGGACGGCAGGCGGTGTAGTAACCTTTATAGTCATAAATGCCCCTTAATCGTCAATAATAGTTTTTCGTTTCTTCCTAGCTTTCTTTTTCTTAGGTAACACATTTTTATCTAGAAACGTATCTTTTTCTTCTTTTGAGTCGACAACTTCGCTATTACTTTCTTGCTCGATTTTTGTTGGCTCTGGTTCTGTAATTTCAATCTCTTGCTTTTCGCTTTTCGACTTACTTTTTTTAACAGTAGCTTTTGGAGTTGCTTTTTCGTTTTTCTCATTATCTTTTTCTTCTTGCTCGTAAACGTCATCACGCGAAGCAGGTACTAAACACCCTGCTTTAGTTAATCGATCATAAGAATCTTCATCAGGGACCGCAACCACGGCCCCTGCATCAATTCTTTTACCATCGATCATGCATTGTGAAATTACTTTAGCAACTCTAGGCATATTACTATACCGGCATAAAGCGAGCATTTCCAGATTGAATTAATCCGGCAGAGTCAGCAGCAGCAGAAGCAATTATCCTAACCCCGATAAACGTAAACCCGTTATCGTAATCAAGATCGCCAGCTTCAGCATTTACTTCAGCTTCAGTATCAGCAGCACCACCAGTTGAATTTGTAGTTACAACAGCAGCCCCAAGAATCTTATCACCTGTACCAGAAGCATCAGTTGCTTGTCTAAATTCAACAGACATAGTACCAGCATCAGCTAGTGCAATTGCAGTTCCTACAGCACGAAAATCTCTAAATAGAGAAGTATCAAGGTAAGTAGCGCCAGTTTCACCAGCACTAGCGTCAACGCTTGCTATTAAAATATCTATTTTTGATACTTCAGAAAGTTTATGATTTGACATTTTTCAAATTCCTTAAAAATTAAAATTAAAAGTGTTAGGGGAATAAACAGCATTCCCCCTACACAGGATAATACACAGTCACTTCAACGTAGTACCTTTATGGTACATCTAATACAACAAATGGAGATACTTCAAAATCATTCTCGTCTCTAGTCGGCTTAGTTAACCATGGTTGCCCGTCAACGTTCCAATACACTTTAACTAGTGTTTTGTTGTTAACAAACTCAACATGTTCAGAAGCGGCAATAAATGGTCCTGAACCATCTTTAATTAGGTAAGACGCTCTATCAATCAGCATAAAGTCACCTTTTGAACCTAGCGTAGCCATCCCTCTACCGTGTCTAACAACAGGTATTCCGTACATAGTCACGGTTCCAGTTGATTGATCAACACTGATTATATTGCGGCTTCCCCCACCGTCATCAGTAGTGCTTAGAAGTCTTTCAAAAGCACTTCTAGAAGCTACCCAAACAGAGCTAGTAGTATTACCACCTAGTTCAACAAACCTAGAATACATTGCTTTGATATCAAGAAATATAACATCAGAAGCGGTATCACGATTAACTAGTAACGCAGCGCCAGAGTCTCTAATGCCTAGTGGCTTGCCCACCCCATCACCTGATAGAAACGCTTCATCTTCAGCACCTAAAACAGCTCGTCTTAGCAAACCACTTAAAAAGCTTTCAGCGGACGGCCAATTTCTTAGCAACTTATCCGTAATCGGGATAAATGCAGCAACTTCTTGTGGCTCTAGTTTTATCTGTCTCAAATCAGCATCAGTTTCAGGCTTTGCCCCACCTTCAGCGATCCAAGAAACTTGAACACCACCATAAGTTTTATGTGTTCCGTTAGGCTCTTGATCTAGTGCAGGAATTAAAACCGCAGAATCAGGTGGTGTACCTGCTTCAATTACAGTTGCGCCTGGTCTAATTAAAGAAGCATCAGGCTCATAGGCCATAATCTCAGAACGAAATTGAACTGGAACAGCAAAACCACCTCCAGCGCCTTCGCCCATACTCATGTCACTTTTTACACCGCTTGCAGCATAGTTAAGTCGCGCATCATTTTTATTACACGTTGCAGCAAAAAGGAATTCACCAAAAGATGAAAATTCTTTTGTAGCTTCAGGTGCAGGTGCATTAGGTGCGACAAATTTATTAGCAGCTTGTGTGCCAGTTCCTTTATCAGCTTCGTTTGCTTTTGCATCTTCAATAGCTTTTAATTCCGCTTCAGTATCAATACTTAAAGTTTCAAGATGAGCGTTAATGCCCTCAAGTTCAGCTTTAAGTCCTTCATACTTTGTTTTTTCTTCGTCAGTAAAAACTCGACTTTCAGTTTGTGCCAGGTCTACAAGAGATTGAATCTCTGTTAAAACCTTTGTTTTCTTTTCCAAATAAACTTTACTCATTTTTTAGTCCCTCAAGTTCTAAGGTGTATAACGCATTATTAAAAGCAGCACTGCCAGAGTTTCCAGAAGTTACCGCGCCTAGCTCTCTCGAAATGAGATCCCTAAAATTCATTATGCCGTCTACCATACCATTGTTCAAGGCTATTTTTGCCTCAACTATGCCGCCTTGACCGAAATTTGACGCAACAGCGTTAAAAGATGTCCCTCTATTGCGTGCAATGTCGGTTACAAACTGATTAAACACATCGTCGACCATTGCCTGTAATTCTTTTTCAGTCTCTTTTGATAGTGGTTCAAACTCATTTCCATCTACTTTTTTCTCGCCAGCAAAAATAAATGTTGGTTTAATACCTTCATTCTTTAATAATTCGCTAAAATCCATGTGCAATATAAACGCACCAACTGAACCGACAAAACCACTAGGCATTACAAAACTTTCAGTTGCAGCACTTGAAATCCAAAACGCAGCAGATGCCGACATAGGATTTGCCAATGAAACAATTCTTTTTCTTTCTCTAGCTTTAAAAATAGTTTCACTAAATTCTGCAACACCAATTGAAGAACCACCAGGAGAATCAACGTCAAGTATAATTGTTTTTACATTCGGATCATCTACTAGGCTAAGAAAAGCATTTTCTAGTTCATTTAAATCAATAGCACCCATAAACAACATTTCTATAAGGCCAGGCTTAAAATCAATTGGCCCGTTAATGCTTAACACTGCTACTGTACCTATACTGCTACTAGAACTATTTTCAACTTGAGCGAACGTATTAGTTTCAGTTACACCATAAAAATTAGTCTTAACCTTTAACGAACACTCGTCAGGTTTAATAGCACTAGCTAACTTATCCCGATCAATCATTTGCATGTAATTAGGATCTATTAATAATACATCTCTATATGTTTTAGTCTTGTACTCGTTCATTTGCATCTGCTTCCTTATCAGATATTAAATTCATATTCGCAGGTTTCATAAAGGCATCACCACCTTCATATGGTGGACGTTCCTCTTCTAAGCGTGCTTCGTTTGGATTCATCGCACCGCTAAAAATCATTGTGCGATAAAAGTTAGCTCTTGCAATACTATCACCACGAAGTAATCCATTAACGTTAAAATTAACAAATAAATTTGCATCACGTTTATCAGTGAATAGTTTTATCTTTAATTCTTGTTCCCACTTAACAATCCACGCCATTAGAGTATCGTTAACATAATCTATATTAAGTTGTTCAGCAGTACTATACGATATATCACCACTTTCTTGTAACTTGTGTAATGGCATTCGGTAAAAGCGCGCAATCTCTTTTACTTGGTTTACTCTAGTAAGTAGAAATTGCGCCTCTTCAGGTTTAATACTCGTTGGTGTAAACTCTACACTGTCATATAGAAACTTAAATCTATGGGCGTTGTCTAACCCGTCATTTAGTTGCTCATAGTGAGTTTTTAAATTTTCTATTTCAGATTCCTGCATTCCTTCAGGAATTGTAACGTAACCGCCTGATTGACTTCCATTACTAAAAAACTTTGATCCGAACTCTTCTAAGGCGGTTCCTAACCCAATTGCATTTGTAGCGTATTGTATAATTGAATACCCTATTAACCCATCGTAGCCTAAACCTTTAATGTGTATAATATTTTCTTTAGGTAGATCACGTTGCGAACCATCGTCAAAAGTAACTCTGTAAACTACGTCTACTTCACCATTACTTTTTTTAACTTTTGTTGGGTTAACTCTATTCGGTGGTAAAGGCCATAAATGTTTTGCTCTCTTCCTATCGTTCTTAAAAAATTCTATTTCAGCATACCCGTTACCATGTGTTAATACATGGCCCATTAAAGTTTCATAAAATGTGATAGCGGTCATTATTGGGTTAGGTTGCAAAGTAAGCGTGTTAAAACTTACGTGTGTTTCATCAATGGATCTTCCGTTGTTAGGTAATCGGGTAATAACCTGTTTAGGTATCTTTGCAATGTCTTCGCTTATCGCTCTATTACATTCAAAAAATGGTGCTAGGCTTAAAGCGGAAAAATCATTTACGGTAGTTCCTGCTTGCGACCTATTCCCAAAAGCGTTTAGAAACCAGCCGTTGCTTGACCCAATCGAGCTAGTAGGCCCGAAAATACTTTTAATAATACCTTTCATTAACTTTCCCTTGCAGCAAAAATCACAAATGCCAACATCATAACGCCAGCTATTATAAACGCGCTTGGCTCATATATAATATAGCAGCCATAACATAAACTTGCAGCCCCTAAAAATGCTAGTATATCCAGTAACATAATTCACCTCTATAAGTTTGGTAATAGTTCATCAAAGTTTTTAGCACCGTAAACACTAAACTTTCTTGGTTCCCGTTCGTAAATTGAAGCACCAGCAAAACCCATTACAGTTGCTATAACGCCATCAATTTTATCTTTACTTTTCTTTTTGGTTAATTTCTCATTTTCATGTGCATCAACTTCTACTACACAGTTACCAGCCATCCACGTTAGCACAGGATGATTAAAATGTTCACACCGTTTTAATTTTAAAGCTCGGTAAAAACCTTTAGTTGGATCACTCATGCTTAACATTCCTTGCCCAAACGGTAATAATTCTATTCCTGGTAATCTTCGTTGCATTGTAGCTATTATAAATTCAGCGCCTTTTCTATCGTACCGCAATTCTTTTATATTATAAATCTCAGAATCTTTTAATATATGGTCAAAAACTATTTCGTGATCTATTACATCACCTTCAGTCGGAATTAAAAAACCTTGATCGGCCCATAGATCATAGCGAACACCTAATTTTCTTGAACGCTCTTTTATTTTTTCTTTAGGACAAAATATTTTTACTTTTATTTTATAGTGTATTTTTCCTTCAGCGGTTTTTTTATAGGGGAACACGTAACTAATTGCTGTTGTATCTTCTTTACTAGCTAAGTCTAACCCTACAAAGCATTGTTTACCTTCAAACCATTCAGCATCATACACGCCACTATTTTCACGCCATACGTTCATATCGATCCAAGGCGAATCCGCTTCAGTCCAATAGCCTAAGCGGTAACGAAGAAAAGCAGACTTTTTAGCTGGATCATTTTCACACTCTCGAACGTTATCAATAAACATATCAGGATTTAAAATTTCCCCATAAGAAGGGTTTGCCTCTTGCCACGCTTCCGGCGATTTCCAATAGTCTTGATCGGACTCTATTTTTTCTCTATCAACGCCATAGATTTTAGGAAAAAATGAAACCTGATTTGTTATAACACCATCTAATATTTGCCTTGCCGTTGTGTGCAATTCAAAACACAGCGAAAAACGGTCACTTCCAGCGGTTGTTATACACAATGGGCATAATGGTTGGCTACGTGCCGCACCACCATATTTTATTTTGTCAAAAAATTCTCTTCCAGCTCCAGCCCATTCGTGAATTTCATCACATATTGCGCAATGAATGTCAGGACCATCTTTTGTTGAATGGTCACTTGACCAGCTAAGAAAATAACTTTGAGAATTTTTAACTATTCTATATCGAGATGGTACTAATTCAGCCAAGTTTTTAATATATGGTGATAGCTCAACCATTCCAGCGGCAATGTTCCATACAATGTTTGCTTGATCCCTTGCATTAGCACAGCAATAAACCTCACTTCCCTTTTCGCCATCACCGAACAACATATATAAACCAATGCCAGCAGCGAACGTGCTTTTCCCATTTTTCTTAGGAACCTCGATATAACCTTCCCTAAATCTTCTGTTACCATCTGGACGCATCCAGCCATACAACGGATGTAAAATATCGTATCGTTGCCAATCTAATAAAATGAACGGTGTTTGCTGTTTTGGTAATACTAAAAATTTTTCAAAGAATGTGCATACATGCTCTGCTTTCTTATGGTCAAACGTGTAGCCTTCCAGTAACGCATATTCATCAGCACCCGTAACTATATACTGTAACCAACCATCTTTTTTAGCTTTGCGTTTAAGCCCGATTAGTTTTGAAATTTCAGTCATTGCTACTTGCTATCTAAAAACTGACTAAAAGGATCAATGCCTTCAGTTGCTTTTGTGATTAATCGTATTGCGCTTCTACTTGCAGGAGTCATACCAAATTTTTCTGTAAGCTTTGCAATTTGAGTTGCAAGTTCATTAGCCGATCGCATTAACGGATCTCCTTTACCACCTTTCATTCCTTCACGTACAAAAATATTACGTGGTAAAACAGTGTTCAGTTCTTCACCATTGTCTAAAGCTGTTTGCAGCATACGCTCATACTCTTGTTCGTAGAAATGTTTTAGTTTTGAAATCTCAACACGGCAGTCAACGTAGTCGGCGTAAGTTTGGCAGATGATAGAAAGCATCATTTGATCGATGTCGCCTATCATCCCCATTTCGTGTAAGGAAATTGTAATAGACTTCCAAATTCTTTTTGCTTGTCTATCTAAAAATTTAGGTGGTTGTGGAATTGTCGGCGTAATTGAAGGTTGCGTAATTATTGACGGAACCCCCGTAGGCATTCCCCTAGATTCTTTTTCGCCTTGCGTTGATCCCTTTGGTCCTGGTTTTGTCATGCCCCTAGTTTTGCATATTTTCGTAATAACGCCAAAGAGGAAAGATCACTAGATCCCAAAATTACACAAATTTGAC